TCTCGGGTGATTGGTCCATCATCTCCTCCATAAGAAAAGCGGCCCGGAGGTCATCGGGCCGCTAGGCGCATGTCCTTGGAGATCTATCAGGCTACTTCATTCGACCACCTCCCCGCTCTCGCCGATTCAGGGTCGGCGCTTGCTTCGCAACGCGTTCTGTGCAAAGTATATGCCAGAAACGCAGACATCGGCTATAATAGATAGCGATGTGGCGAAGTGGTTGTAGGGCTGTTTCGCCACGTCGCAGTGGGGTTGAGTAACAGCAGCTCACCCGGGTTACCCCCGGGAAGCGCCGGTGCAACTCCGGCCTCCGCTCTATGCAACCAGCACCGCCAAACAAGATGGTCAAGGCCAACCGCTGGCCGCGCGCAAAGCCGGCGCACGAGGCGTATGAGCGCGCCTGCGAGCGAGTGAGCGAGCTGGAGCAGCGCAAACCTAACGACTCGCCGGCCATGATCGCGGCGCGCCAGGCCGTCGCGGAGGCGGGCAAGGCTTACCGGCAGGCCGTCCTGGCAGACAAGCGCGAGTTTCCCGATACGAAGTGGCATGGGCTCGCTAGCCCGCGCATCAAATGTCAATGCGGCCTCTGGCTCGATCCGCAGTGCGATGGTCCGCGCTGCCCTTACTGCAATCGTCGTCTTCCAGATGTTGTGCGACGGTAGTTCGAATCGATCCATTCTACTCCTTTCATAATTGGTCGTCGATGCAGCCGCGTGGAGCATTCGGAAACGAATGTTTCGGGCGGCTCTTTTTTTGAGGCGCCTGATGCCGATTCGCGAATGCCAGTCAGATGGCAAGCCGGGCTATCAATGGGGCGATTCTGGCCACTGTTACACGTTCACGCCTGGAGATAAGGACAGCATGGCGAATGCTCATCGGCAGGCGGAAGCGCAATCTGCCGCCGCGCACGCATCGGGTTACGAAGACCCCTCGGGCACCGAACACGGCAATGACCACGATGAGGATGATAAGCGCTCCCTCGTTGGCATGTGCCGCAAGATCTCGGCCGGCGCCCGGATCAAGAGCACCAACGCCGACAACTATGCGATGGAGCTGATCAACCGCCACGCCATCGAGCACCGGTCGGCCGAGGATGTCTACACCGGCGAGATGCACCTCGCTAACACCCAATACGATCGCACGGACGAGCGGTTTCCCAGGGAATATCTGGATCGCTTCGCCGAGACCCTCCCGGGCAAGGCGTTGATGCCGGGCCACGACTATACCGCGCTCCCCATGGGCCGATTCTACGACGCCGAAGTTCGGCGTGATCCCCAGGCCGATGGCCACTACCTGCACGCCAAGTTCTACATGCACGCCGACTCCGCGCATGTCGAGCCCATTAAGGCCGGCGTGTATAAGGACTCCTCCATCGGTTTCTTGCCCGACAAGCGCATCTGCGACCTGTGCATGAAGGATTATGACGGCTGGCAGCAATACCACGGCGACGATACCACGCAGAAGATGGAGGGTGAGGAGGGCGGCAGCAATGTCTGCACTCACCAGGTTGGCCAGATGTATGACGGCCGGAAATGCACTTTGACCTATGGGGGCGATGCCCAGAAGGCGGAAGCCCTCGAAGGCTCAATGGTTTGGCTAGGCGCCCAGTACGGGGCGCAGACGATGGGCCATTACCCGCCGCACGCCACGAAGGCGGCGTTTGTCAAGTCGCTGGCCCCCCAGGCTGGCACTAAGGAGAAGACGCAAGTGGACGAGAAGGAGAAAGCAGCCTTCCTGGCTCGCCAGAAGGAGCTTGAGACCGAGACCGAGCGTCTCAAGCCGCTGGCGATCGATGGAGAGGCCTATCGCACGCATCTGAAGGCGGAGATCGGCCGCCTCTACACCTCTCTCGGCGAGAAGGCGGCCGGCGACGCGGTACTGAAACACCTGGACCTTGCGGACGCCGCGGCGCTCGAAACGGTCCGCTCCGAGATCGACACGCGGCACGCGGCAGCATTCGCGCAGGGCCAAGCACAATCAGGCGGCGCGGAGGACCAGAAGCCTGGGCCTGGCATGATGGAGCTGCTCTTCGGCCAGCGCGGACGGCAGGAGGTGAGACTGTGAGCTACCTCTCTAACCTGCCCTCCTGCGGCGACAATTTCCGCCGGCAGTGGAACGAGGTGACCAAGAACCTGGCGGCCGCCTATACGACGCCCAAGATCGGCGACCTGGTGAAGATCACGACCGGATCCAGTAATGAGGTCTCGCTCTGTGGAGACGATGACCCTCCGTACGGCATCCTCGACCACGTTTACTCCACCAACCAGCAGGTCACCGTGGCCGAGTTCGTGAGCGGCGCCACGATTGAGCTGCCCTATGATCCGGGCGATACCGCACCTGCCCTCGGCGACGCCATCACTGTTAGCGTCGCCGCTGGCGGCCATGACACGGTGCTCGACCGATCCTTCATTGCCAAGCAGGACGCCAGCGAAGGCGTCGGCGTGGTCATCGCCAAGGACGCCGGCACGCCACATGGCACCGGGTTCGTGGTTGTGAGGTTCCCCTGATGAGCATGAATAGCCTCAAACAAAACGTTGACCGGGGCACTCACCACGAGGCGCAGGCGTGGCAGGTCGCGCGCATGGATGCCCTGGCGAAAATGCACAAGAGCGCCATCGCGCCATGCCTGACCGGCAGCAAGGAAGCCGCCATGGGCCTCTACAAGGCGGCGGCAACCACGCGCGGCCCCGATGATGAGCTGGTCGATTCCAATGACTGGCTCACCGCTATGGCCGCCTCTGAAGGCGTGGGGCCGAGCGACGCCGAGCTGAAGGAGTATGAGGAGCACTGGGTCGCGGAGTTGAAGTGCCCGCCATGGGAGCGCAACCGGCTCCGCAAGGTGAAGAGGTACGCCCGCAATCGCTGGACGATCGACACGCTATTCAAGGACGCTGGCATCACCTTGCCCGGCCCGATGCGGGACAAGATGCCCTGCGCCAGCTCCCCCCAGGTGCAGACTGTGTTTCCAATGGGCGGCGCCAAGGCATTCGTCACGAGCACAACGCAGGTTATCTTCCCCTTTTACTATGCAGCCGCGATTCAGGCGGGCATCCTTGCGATGCCCCTGCTGGATCGCCTGATCATGGAGGACGTGCCGGTCAACTCGCACACCGCCGATCACGCAATGATGACCGACACCACCGGCGACCGCGTGACGGCGCTCTCCAGCGAAGGCGCCTACAGTACGGAAATCATCATCCGGGCGACCAATCACCCGGTCCTCCTGCACAAGTACGTCAGCAAGGCGTTGGCGACTTACGAAAGCATCCGCCTGCAGCGGATCCCGATCTTCGAGCGGGGCCTGATGCGTGTAGGCCAGCAATTCATGATCGAGCAGACAAACGTCGGCATCGACACACTGGTCAACGGCGACGGAACTACGGTCGCGCCCGGCGGGGGCGCAGCCCCTACCTACCCTGCCGCCGCGGCGGGCGCGCCGGTATATCGCGACATCATCAGGCTCGACACGAAGTTCCCCCAGGGCTATGAAATGCTTGACGGAATTTTCGTCATGCCGATCGACACGATCATCAAGTTGCTGGATATGCCGGAATTCAAGGACCCCTTGGCCGGCTGGCACTACCAGAATGACGGCGCCTTCCCCACACCGGTGGGCAAGCCGATCTACAGGTGGGATGCCACCGCAGGCGACTCCGGTATCGACGGCCTGATCCCTGGCTGGACCACGAGCAGTATGATGGAGGTCAAGCCTGGAATCGCGATGGTCAAGTACACCGAGGGTGGCATCCTGGTCGAGACGGACAGGCTCATAGACGGTCAGTGGGATAAAGTCGTCTCGTCAACGTGGACAGGTTACGGAATCTGGGATCGAAAGGGCGTAGTTGTAGGGACGAGCTTCTAGGAGGCTACCAATGGCAGACGGAAGAGAACCACTCAACCGGGGGCCGCGCAGCTACCTGGGAAGCCTGAAGGTGGACAAGGCGGCATTGGACCAGGACGGCATCGATATCGCCAGCCTAGTCACCCTGGCGCGCGGCAATCTCCTGGTCGGGAACGCGTCCGGCAAGGCCGCGCCGCTGAACGCGAAGACCTCGGGGCAGATCCTGGTCGGCAACGGCACAGATCTGCTCTCGGTCCCCGTGTCTGGCGATGCGACCCTGTCTGCTGCAGGCGTGCTGACGGTGGGCCCGGGCGCCATCACGGCGGCCAAGGCAGACGCCAATATCACGACCGCCCGCCGCACGGTGGCCCAGGGCACCATTACGACCACTGCCGGCGGCGAAGTGCTGCTGATGGCGCCCTGCTCGGGCAACATCGTCGCCGTCCGTTTCGTCGCCAAGGATGCGCTGGCCACCAACAATACCAACAACATTGCCTTTGGCCTCCTCAACAAGACGCAGACCCTCACCGTCGTCGACAGCACTGCAGCCGTCAATACTACGCAGACCACCGGCGGTAGCGCTCTGGTTGCCTACACGGCGCGTGTCTTGACCCTCACCGCCAACATCGCGGTGACCGCCAATGACGTGCTGGCACTTTCCGTCGTGGTCGCCAACACGCTGGCGAATCAGGTGACGGAGGGCATCTGGCAGGTGACCTTCAGTCCGAGTTAGGAGGCGGCATGCCAGGACCGCTGACAAGCGTGGCGCGCGTGCGGGACCTCGGGGGGCTGATCGACGTAGCCCCCCTGGGCTCGCTGGGCTCGACCTACTTCCACGCCTATGCGCTCTTCGGCTATCCGGACGATGCAACCCTGATCGCGCGGATCACCACCGAGATTGCGGTGGCATCCGCGTGGCTGCAGACGCGCGGTGGGGCGGATTATGCCAGCGGCGATATCAACAAGGACACCCTCTTCGGCGAGGCCGAGGCGTATATCGCGCTGCAGAACCTGTTCGAAACGCTGAAGATGCGAAAGATCCAGGGGACTCATTTCCCCCTGGAGATGGAGGGCTCTGAACGCTTCGAAGCGCTTATCGACGTGGAGATGCCGACCCACATCCGCAAATTCATCGAAGCCTACCTGGTGGACGACGAGGAGAAGCCGTGGGCGATGCCCGTACTTGTGCTGGGCGTGCCGATCCAGCACACGCAGAGCCAGACCAAGAGCGAGCGGCAGCAACTCGATGAGCTGCTCGACGAGGTGACCGGGCTGCCGCTAGTTCCATTCCCATTGACCACCGAAGGAACGCGATTTTGAGGAGCTGGTGGGGCCATCGCGACATTTATCGACTGATCGCGCAGATCAGGGAAAGGTTGGATCAGATGCCGACGCAGGCTGATTTCGATAAGTTCAAGGCAGATCTCAAGGCGGACGTCGCCGAGATCGTCTCCGCGATTGCCGCTCTACGGCAGCAGATCAAGGACGGCGTAGCCGTGACCGATGACGATCTGGCCGAGCTCAATCAGGATCTGGTCGACCTGACCGCGCCAGTGAAACCGCCGACTCCGCCTCCGATGCCGTGAGTATCAGCCCTATCATCGCCGACAGATGGAGGATGATGAACTGGAGAATCCGGAATGGCGTCGCGCGGATGCTCGCTAGGCTCTTCGGAGCGCTTGGCGCGCAGGACAAGCCCGCTGCAGAGGACAGTGCGGGGCGCTGCATCCTTTGCGGACGCTTCGTGCGCTGCGGCTTTCCCTGCTCGCATTGCGGCATCAAGAAGCTATGATTCACATCCTGGGGTGGATTTTGCTCACCATTGCGGCACTCATCGCCGCCTGTTTCATCGCAGCCATCGCATGGTTCATCTGGACCATAGTTCGGGATTCGTTCGGAGGGCCAAGGCTGTGACTGCGGCGGAGCTGGCGGCGAAGTGGAGGGCGCGCGGCTATGCGGTCGAGCCGGAGTTTCGCCGCGCGTCCAACAAGATCGCCGTGGAGACGCTGGCCTTCTGCCGCAAGAAGATCACCGAGCTGATCTATGCGAAGCCGATCCCGACGCGGTCGCAGGTGGCCCAAGAGAGGCAGTATGCCTCCTTTATCGCCAAAGGCCAGATACCGGCGAACACGCCTTTCATACCAGGAACGCCGAAGCGCGGCAGCAAGGGCGCGCAGAAGGCGTGGAAACGGACGGGCGCTCTGCGGCGCGGGGAGCGCGTCGAGGTGCCCAATAGCTACCGGGTGGACGTGGTCAATGACGTCGTCTACGCCGAGCCGCGCCACGAGGCGGGCAAGCCAGGTCGGCGAAGGACGCGCTTCCCAGCGCATTGGCGCGACGAGTGGAAGCAGGAGTTCCGCCCGCGCGTGCAGATGGCGTACCGGGAAGCGGTGCTGCGGATCATGAAGCAGGGAGGGGCATGATGCTCAAGAAGAGGGCGCCAGAAGCGCCGGCTGCGGAGCCGGTGTATGAGGGCATGGTCGAGACCCTGAACCCGCGTGGAATGACCTATCGCGGCACCGGCCTGGAGTTCCCGCCCGGTGTCTGGGTGGAGCTGACGGCGGCGCAGGCGGCCTCTCTGCACATCTGTGACTGGCTGACGGTGCGCGAGAAGGCGGCGAGCGATGGCTAGACAGACAGGCCAGTTTGGGGCCGTGTACGTCAAGATCGGCGGCGTCTTCACAAAGATCTTCGACACCTATGATTGGACCTTCGACACGAAGAACGAGCTGCTCAAAATCCCGATCAAGATGGACGCCACCGAGGTCTACCAGCCCTCTCACAACGACGCCTCCTTCACGGCCAAGCGGATCATCGAGTCCTCGGCGTGGTTGGGCTTCATCTCCGACGCCTCGCTTAATGACACGTTGACCATATGGCGCCTGGATCTGATCGACTCCAACAATGCATTCACCCAGTTGACCGTTCAGGGCTTCGCCGAGACGGAGACATACAATACGCCGAGCGGCGCCAGGGCGGAGGAAACCTTCAAGTTGCAGATCTCGGGCGACAGCACCGGCGCCAACTCTTGGAGCTTCGTCCACTAGGATGGATGGAGCATGGATCTTTTTATGGATCCACGCCCTACCATGCCGCGTCCTGCCCTGCCACGCCGAGCCTGGCCACACCGCGCCACGCATAATCGGTATACGGGCAAGATACGTTCCAAGGGGGTGATGGAATGGCAGCGAGAGCCGTTTTAAATGGAAGATATGCTGAAGCCTCCTTAAATGGGGTGCTGATCGCCTTATTGAGCGACTGGACGGCGACGGTGACAGGCAAGACCGCCGACGTGACGGCCCATGGCGACGTGTGGGATTTCAAGGTTCCCCTGCCCTCCGGATGGAAGTTCACGGCCAAGAGCTTCGTCGTGCCCGCCTCCGTCTCGCACATGATCCATGCACTGTTCGCCTCCGCCACGCTGCCGCCCGCGGTCACCGTCACGGGCTACAGCGGCAGCGTGGCGAGCGGAACCCCTATCTTCGCCGGCACCGGCTATCCCATCAAGGGCGAGCTGGCCGCGCCGATGGGGGCGGCCACGCAGGAGTTCGAGATCGAGGGCACTGGCGCGCCAACCACGGGCGTGACCTAGTGGCGAAGATGGGCGCGCCGCATGTCTGCGGCTGTAAGTGCAGTGTCTGTCTCTCGCGAGAGAGGCGCTTCCGCGCGGCAAGCGCTATTCTTGCCCAGCGCCTGGCATTGAAAGGACCTATGAGCGAGCGAACCGTCTACCGCCACGAGGCGGAGGAAGTCCCCCCGCGAATGGAGTGGGTGCCGCTGGCGAAGGGCGAGGTGTGCGTCCACGAGTTGACCCTCGCCGACAGCCTGAACATCACCGAGCGCTGCCAGCGGCACGCCAACGACCCGCGCGGAGCCGGCGTTGATCAGTCGCAGATGGTCCTCCTGCAGATCATGATGAGCACCTACTACAGCGAGGAGCCGGAGGGCCGGCGCGTGTTCGCTGACACCGACTTCCTTAAGATTCACAAGCTGAAGAACTGGGAGATGGACGAACTCCTGAAGGCGATCAACCGCGTCAACGAGAAGGACGCAGCCGAGCAGGAGGGGCTCCGGGATTTTTTCGAAGCGAGCGAGGCGGAGAAGACCTCGCCGTGAGAGCGTTCTGCGTCAAGTTTCTGGGGCGCGTCCCGGAGGAGATCCGCCTGCCCGCGCGTGTAATCCGGCGCAATATGATCGCCTGGGGCGTCGCGTGCGAGAAGATCCAGGCGGAGGCGGAGGGGTAAATGGCGAGTGTCTCCGATACTCTCCTGACAGTACTCTCCGTGCAGGGAGCGCCGGCCCTGAATACCGCGCTCGCCGAGGGCGCGGTGGGGTTCTCTGCCTACGCGCAGGCGGAGGGCGTGGCGGCGGCGGCGGGAGCGGTGCTGGAAGGGGTGATGGTCAGCCTCACCGGACCGCTAGCGCTGGTCGCTGCGGCGGTGGCTGTAGTCACGGGCGGCTTCCTGCTGGCCGGAAAGGCGCTCTCCGCGTTCAGCGAGAGCGAGGCCACGACCGCGCGTCTGGCCCTTCAGATGAAGAATCTCGGGAACGTATTCCCGACAGGCCAGCTACTGGAGTTCAGCAACCGCCTGCAGGACCTCACCGGCATCAATCACAACGTGATTGCCGGCCTCGGGGCGACCGCGGCGCAGTTCGGACTGCAGAAGAGCCAGATTGAGAAGTTGCTGCCGACTGTGCTCGACATCTCGGCGGCGCGCGGGCTCGATCCGGACCAGGTGCTGAACCGCCTGCTGCGCGCCAGCAGGGGGCGACCACAGGGGCTAGTCGCGCTCGGGATCGATCCCTCGAGGCTGAAGGGCGACCTGAAGGACGTCGACAACCTCATCAGTCAGGTCGGCAAGGGATTCAGCGGGGTGGCCGAGGGACTCCGGCATACACTGCCGCAAACGGTAAATGCGCTGCATTCTAGCATGGGCCGTCTATTCGAGGCCATCGGGCGCTTCATTTCCCCCGTGGTTGTGCCCTTGCTGAATTTGATGATCCAAGGCGTGGACAAGCTGACGACGGTTCTGAATCGGCTCGCCAATTTTCTGCACCTCCCCACGGCTGCAGATCTCGGAGGCGGCGAGGCCGGCGCTGGAATCTCCTACAAAGGCGACCCAGAACAGACTGGCTATCTCAAGGAGATATCGGCCCACACCGCCCAGATGGAGGATGCGTTCGTCAAGAGCGTGCTGGGCGGCGCCGGCACGATCGCGCGGCAGGCGTTCACTGCCCGCGATGCTCGGATCGCCTTCGGGATCTAGCGGTAGCCCAGGCGGCGAAGTGCCGTTGCTCTGTACTTGTCGGCCTTGTACTGCTGGGCGTAGGCCGCGGCGCATGCGACGGGGCCATACGTGGCGACATCAGATTCTGTCTTCGCATCGGCGCGGAGTTGTCGATCGTAGGCCGCTGGATCCCCAGAGCTGGCGCGCTCGAAGGCGATCTGCGCCGTATAGGAGTGATTGACTTCTTCCTGAACGCCGGGGCCGTGGGTGGCTCGCCAGACCTTGGCCCGATTCTGGTCGTATTGGGTCTGTGTCAGGTCGGCAGTCAGAGCCTGCTGCTGATGGATCTGGGCTTCGAGAGCGGCGATGCGGGCCTGATCGGCCGCGTATCGGTGCGTGGCAGCAACGGCGATATTGGCCAGGATCAACACGGACAAGAGCGCGGCGATTGGTTTCATCTTCTTCCCTCCTGTGCCTGTTATAGCTGGATGATGAGGAAGGCGCTATCCTCCTAAGGATGGAAAGTGGCCCTGCAACTGATTCTTGATGCCGCAATCCCTGTCCTGGCCGAGCCCGGGTTCTGGGATTTCCTCTCCACGCGCCGGCTCTGGGAGAAGGGATTTCCCGCCGACGACGCGGCCCATCAGGGACTGTGGGCGGATGAGCCAACGCGCACACTCATGTTACGCCCGCTGCAACTCGAATCCTCCTGGCTGAACACAGCCGCAGCACTTCCCTCCATCCTGCGTCTCTACCAGCCAGGAAGCGGCGCAGGAGACATCGTGGTCAACCCTCTGGACGTTTCCTCGCAATCGATCTTTGAAGCGCCGATCAAGGGCAACCCGGATAATCCTTACATATATCATGTGCCCGTGGGGCCGGCGGGTTCGTTCCCCGGCGCCAGAGAGGATGTGCCGGGTTCGCCACCTGCATTGCTGGGCGTTCCCTCGCCGACCGATCTAACCATAGTGCCGCTAAAGACGCAGGGGCCAACCATCGCCTACCAGCCCTCCGCGACGATGCCGCCGGCTTCCACGCCGCCTCCTGTCATCCCGATCGGCAGCACGGCGGATGGGAAGTTCATCGGCCACAGCAAGAGCCGGCTCGATGCGAACGCCAATCTGTTCTTCCGCTGGCATCATCCCACCTCCCAGCTCGGATTCCCCTGCATCTATGAGTTCTTCATCGGCCAGTTTCGCCTCCGCGTCAAGGATGTGACCATCGAGATCTTCAAGGACATATCCCCTGGCGGGGACCGCACGGCGTGGAAGAAGGAGATGGTCTTCCCGGCCTTCACGGTGGCTGACTTCAGCCCCCCAGGGACGGGCAACATCAATGCTGGCGTGCGGCCTCAAGAGAGCCTTGCCCACGACCGCAACCTACTCTGGATACCGTTCCGGCGCAACCAAGTGCTCCTCTACTCCAGCTCGGGCAAATGGGCCATTCTGACGGTGAATGGAGGCGCGAAGCTACTCGCGGACGGTTCGGACTGGGACATCGTTCGCTCTGACAACGTGCTGGTCTGGGTGATGACGCCGGCCGCCGGCCGCTTCCAGATTCAGCGCATTGCTTATCCGGCCGGACCCTGCTCCCTTCAGTCGCCGCCGGTCACCATCGATTACACGCCCTCTGTGAGCCCCACCGTTCTGGTCACGGCCGATCTGACCCACGGGTCCTCGGTGGGCACGGCGCAATCCCAGCCGCCCAGCTATACCATTCCGGAGAACAGCGCCAACGACTGCCCGAAACCGGCCACGATCATGAGCGCGGACCAGCGGCGACAGTACGGAGTCGTGCTGACGCTCTCGCCGAATCTGACGCAGGAATGGACGCCGTTCGTTTATGGCTACCAGATCACCACACCACGGGTCTTTCAGTCCAATCCCACGACGCCTACCACAGTGGGCGATGTCAACCCCGGATCGGCACTCAATCACGTCACCATCACCGCAGGACTGACGCCGGGAGAGGGACGGATGGTCGCGGAGGTGATCGATGAGACTCCGTTCGCGCTGGCCTCCTATTACTACCGCTGCTCGCTGCCGATCCAGCTTTATGACACTGTCAGCGCCAAGCCCTGGTTTACTGGCATTACCATGCCCATCGAGGTAACGCCACTCGTGGAGACTGGCGCGCCGCGTCGGCTAACTTTCCCGGCCGCCGATCGATGGAAGGCGCTCGCGGATACCTACCTGCGCGACCAGCGCGACTGGTCGGGCTTCAAGCCGGGCGATTCTCCCTACTTCGGCCATATTGACGTGGTGAAATTCGTCTGCGAGCAGGGCGGTGTTGATTGCAGTGCAGCGGAGTTCCCCGCCGGCTATGTCGCCAACACCTACTCAACGCTGAATAGTCCGTTGGGCGGCCAGACCTCCACGGGGGTGCACCAGAAGACACAGGACCTGGAGCAGGGATGGCGGCCCCTCGATCGCGACACCGCCGCCAGCTTCATCAAGCGGATTCAGGATCTTTACAGCGGCTGGTATGCGGGTTTTCGGCTCGACGGCACCTTCTTCTATCTCCCACGCGAGTATTTCACCACGCCAGCCGTGACGTTCAATTCTCACTCGGACTCGGTCAACAACCCGACCCACCTGCCGACCTACCGGAACCCGGTGACCTTTACCACTGTAGAGCCCGAGGCGAACGTCATCGTCATCAAATGCGGGGACGCGAAGACCGGCAGCATTCAGTACTCCTCGCCGTGGATCGACTGGGCCTCCATCCTCAACCCGGCCGCGGTCAACTACATCGGCCGCTGGCGTGCGGAGATCGTGGAGGTGGGGGGGACCTTCTCCTGTCCGCAGCTCAACTGGATCGGGCGGACCGTCTGGAATCAGACGCGGCGGCGGCGGCGGGAGGCGCGATTCGAGGCAACCTGGGTGCCCTCCCTTAAGATCGGCCAGGCATTCACGCTGGGGGGCTATGGCAACTATCGCCTGATTGGAATGCACGCCCGGCTGGAGAAGGGCGCTTACCATGTCGCCAGCTATACAGGCGAGTACATCGAGAACGGATTCTGACAATGGCTACCAGAGGCGAACAAGCGTCACACGCCGACATTCTCGCGGAGATTCGCGCTTCGATCCTGCGCGGCGTAGAGCGGCGCGTAAGTCAGATCTTCGCCCAGAAGCATGACGACCTGCCACACACGGTCAACGCCATCAGCAACAGTCTGGCGCGCTCGATGGAGCATGCCTTCGACAGCCAGTTTGCCACGGGGTATAGTGGAGGCGTGACGGTGGTTCCATTCACGGTCAATATCAGCATCATCGGCGGCCCCGATATCGTGGCAGGGAGTTGAAGGCGGACCCTGGATGCCGACACCGGTCTGGGAGTGCGAGATCAGTTGCGACGGAATCGCCGTCGCGGGAAGGCCCGCCTCTTCGCCCGGCGCCCCCGTACTCGCCTCCCGGATCTTCGTCGCCCGCGACAGCACCATAGGCGGCGTTATCCACGGTGCCTCTCTGGCGATCATCGTTACCCTCAACAGCGGGATCTCGATCAACGCCGAGTGGACGACCGTCTATCGCTTCGTGCAGAAGCCGTTTCCCAGCGACCCATTCACCTGGGTGGACATCCAACAGCCCTTGATGCCCGGCGGCCCATGGGCCTCTATGTCCATCATCGAGCCGGACGGCAACAACGGCGCCAGCTTCTTCAACGGCGGCCTCATCTCCATTACCAAGGACTTCGACAGCAGTCAGTTTGTCTTCTCGACACCGCTCGGCGGGGTTACGGTGCCGTTCGTCTGGCTCTCCGATCAGCCGCCACTCACCTCCAATCCATGGGTGCCAGACAATGGCCCCCTGGTGGCGAATGGGTTCGGTCACGCGCTCGCCTTCCAGGACGACTCGATCATCAACTCCGAGGCCACCAAGTGGTTCAACTTCTTCACCCGGCGAAACGGGCTCCCATTCATTACTTGTCACCTAACCTCGGTCGATCCGGGAGTGTGGACCGGCTGGAATCAATCTCCCTACACGCCGCCCTTCGGCTACATCACGAGCGGCGGCATCATCCCGACTGATGACGCACAGGAGGTCTCCCGCTATCGCTCCAAGTTCATCTTTACGCCGCCGGATTTCGCCCATGAGTCCGCCTCGGATGAGGTACGGTACTTCCTGGCTCCGACCGGGGAGGTCATGCAGGCCCTCGCCTCGGTGGAAGTCCCCGAGCATGGCGCCATCTGGTTCGCCTATGTCTACGCGGCGACGCCGGACACGCTCACCGGGCGGGTGGCCTATGACAACGGGAAGACGTGGCAGGAGCGAACGATCTATCAGGCGATGGGATCTACCAACAACAGCCCAAGCCTGTTATGGGAGGAGCCGAATCTCTACGCCATCTGGCATGATGGCGTCTTCATCCTGCACAGTAAGAGCACCGATCTAGGCGTTTCCTGGAGCACTGCTATGCCAATTGCGATAGCCACGGGCAGCCATCCCTATGTGATCAACAGCCCCGATCACGGGTTGGCGTTCTACTTCTACATCGATGGGTCCAACAACCTGCAGCTCATCCGGTCGGGCACCTACGGCAATGACTTCATCGACGCCAGCCCTCACCAGGTGGTCACCGGGATCGATGCGCAGACCATCTCGGCCGAGATAGCGGCGGATGGGACCACTTTACTGGTAGGATATATCCAGGCGGGTGTCTGGCAACAGGTGCGGAGTAGAGACTGGGGCCTGAGCTGGGCGTGAGGGGATAGCGAATGCCTAACTTGTTCACCGGCGATACTATCGGCACCGTCTATGATGGCACCGCACACAATGCAAACCTGAATCTGCTAGAGGCCAGCCTCTTCGACCTAGGGCCGTTCGTCATCAGCGGCCTCTCCCTCGGAATCGGCGCGGGCCTAGCAGCCACTGTGACCGCCGGCACCGCCTCTATTGGCGGCCAGGTCGTCGCAGGCGCCGGGTTCAGCATCGCCGGCCTGACGCCCTCGAGTACCAATCACCTCTTCCTGTTGCAGAACGGCACGGGCACCGCGAACACAACCGGCACGCCTCCAGCCAACTCGGCGAAGCTCGGTACGGCCGCGACCAACGGCACGAACGTGATCTCAGTGGATATGACCCACCCGAGCGGTCGGCAGGCGAAGGTCCGGAGCGAGAACCTGGTGATGGGCGGGGGCGCCGGGCATCCACGCAGCGTGAATCTGAACTCCTGGAACGCGACCGCAGCGGATGGGTTTGAGGTGTATGGCGTGTTGCCATCGGCGGCACTACCTCCCGGAGGCTCGACCCCCTCTATTACCACCAAGAATGTGGACTACGCGCTCACCTATACCGACTTCTACATTCTCGCCGACGCCAGCGGCGGCGCCCGGACGATGACGCTGCCGACAGCCGTAGGTCACGCCGGCAAAGAGTTCGAGGTCAAGAAAATCGACGTGACGGCGAACGCTGTTCACGTCCAGACGACCGGCGGCCAGACGATTGACACTGTAGCCCCACCCTATAACCTGGTCAGCTCCATGGCTGCCCTCCGTATGGTGAGCGACGGCGCCAATTGGTGGATTTCTTAAGGGAGGCGCGATGAGTTACCTTTCCGTTCTCGTCAATCCGGGCACCGAGTTTCGGAACGCCATTCAGCCCCTGCTTGATAACGTCGAGGGGCTGCGCATCAGCCCGCATTCGCCGACCTCCAATGCCCGCATTTTCCATTGTGACACCTACGACTTCGCCAATACTCTACTGGCGGTCTATCCCCCCGGTCTCGTTGGAGTCAACACCGAGATCACGGCCTTCAATCCCAACGATGCTGCCTGCATCATTAACGGGGCGATCAACACCAACGCCCCGCCATTGATCGTGGGCTCATTCGATGCCGCCGGGCATCTAAGCTCCTATGTGGAGTTCCAAGAGCATACCGCGCAGATGTTTTTCTTCCTCCAGTCGACAGATACGACGGAGAATAGCCACCTGGTGGCCTCGATCACGCCGGCGTGGGATATCGGCCTGAACGCCACCTATGCGGGCAAGATGGAGTTCCAGGTCGCCGACCATACTTCAGGTGCGCCTGGCCGACTCTGCCTGAGTCTCAAGGCGCTAGGCGGCGCGGCGGCCATTGGATTCCTGGGCGCGACGGCAGTCAATCGACCGGCGGCGACTGATGACCTCCGTCAGTCCCTGATCAACCTGGGGCTATACACGACAGGGGGCGCGACGCCGCTCAATTTAAATGATGGCATTCTGCTGGCCAACATGGCCATTACATCCAAGTCGGCCAATTACGCCTTGCTCTACACCGATTACTATGTCCTCGCCGACGCGAGCGGTGGGGCCTTCACGCTCACGCTTCCGACTGCGGTGGGCCACACTGGCAGGGAATTCGGGGCCAAGAAAACCGACCTCACCGCGAACGCTGTTCACATCGGCACCACGGGAGGCCAGACCATCGACGGCGAGGCCGCGCCCTATGACATAACCAGCCCGAAGGCAGCCGTGAAGCTGGTTTCGGATGGCTCGGCATGGCAGATCGTCTGATACAAGGAGGGCATCATGAGTTACCTTGAAGGCATTTACCAGGACCCCGGCGCCGTGCTGCAGAATACCATTCAGCCGGTGACAGATACGGTTGTTGCGCTGAATCTGAAGCGGCACTCGGCGGGACAGACGGCGGCGCACCTGCAATGGGGGGATGAGACGGGGGCGGTGCAGGGTCGTATCGATCCATCGGGGACAGCCTTTCTACTTTCCACAGCGGTGGGTGCCCCTGTCATGCCGGGGGCGACATCGGCGGCCAACATGATCTGGGGCGTCTCGCAGGCCGGTTATGCCGATACGACCTGCGCGGATGAATACATTACGCGCGTTGCATCCGACAAGACCTTCCTTGCCAATTTGGTGATGTCTGTCAACAACCCCGTCGCACCCGTCCCGACGCGGGCGCTCATGACCTGGGGGATTGCGGGCGTCTACCCGGACAGCGGCACTCTCGATCCAACGACAGCGATCTTTTTCAACAACAGCCAGACGGGCCAGACGTTTCTTGCCATTGAGTCGGTGGGCAGCAACAACAGCCGCGTGGCGCTGGGGCTCGGAGCGGTCAGCGGCGTCTGGGATGGTCAACTTGATGTCCAGCCGATGATCAGCACGCAGAAAGGCCTGACACTTACTGCAGCCGCCGGCCAGACGGCCAATATGATGGAGGTCAAGGATAGCTCTCTGGCGCTGCAGGTGGCCATCGCTCCCAATGGCCGCGACTTCGTCCTTGATACCACGACCGGAACCAAATGGGGCACCGCGGTCGGCCAGAAGCAGGGTTGGTATGGCGCCATGCCCGTCGTGCAGCAGGCCAACGCCTCTGCTGCAGGGGTATCCGGGATTGCCGCCGGCGCCCTCTATGCCCAGGCGGACATGGTCGCCGTCAAGGCTGCCCTGACGGCAATCCGCGCGGCCCTGGCGGCGAACGGCTTGCTGGCGAATACCGCCTGATGCCCCGAGCTCTGCGTTTGTGGTAAGATGATTGCGGAGGATGCAGAGATGAGCCTGTCAGAGTTCCGGGTGCGCCCGGCGACTGGGAATGGAGCCGACAAGGCCGAGGAAGTGAAGCAGGTCGGCGCGCACGTCATCGCCCAGGCCAAGGCGCTGCGGGCCGATTTCGTCAACCGCTCGGTGCACCTCCAGGCGGCCACCGATGCCGCACGGCAGGCGATGGCCTACGCCGACGCGCAGGCGGCCGAGCACGAGCGCCAGCGGGACCTCCTGGCGCAGGGCTGGGATCACGCGGTCTCGGTGCTGGAGCAGATTCAGCAGGAGCGCGAGGCGCTGGAGCAGGCGATCGTCAAGCGGCAGGTCGCGGAGGCCGCCGCCCACGACTTCCCTGGCGCGGTTCCGGGCGCGGTGCCGAGCGTGCCGTTCTTCTATCCGGCCGGTCAGACTCACTTTAATTTCCTGTATCAGGCCCTCGCGAATACAGATGCGGTCGCTAACGCCGCGCTACCGCTGGCCGGCGGCACGCTAACCGGATTCGTGCGGATCAACAACGCGCCGGCCTATGACCTGAGTATGGATGGGCGCTACGCCTGGAGCACCGACAACACCGGCAGCCCGCCGCACACCGTCACCGGGCCCAACCTCTATCTCACGGACCAGATCGCCAATCAGGTCCGCGCCAAGTTCAATAGCCTTGGGGAGGTTGCCTTCTTCATCTCTGATCCCTCGCTTGTCACGAATGGCGTGTCTCATTGCCTGCAACTCTGGGGCATCTCGGGAGGCGGAGTAGGTGTGGGGGGCTTCGGCACGGGCGTGCAAATTTTCCTCTCCGATGCGGCGGGCGTGGGTCAGGAGGCGGGGAACCTGCAGTGCTGGCTTACCTCCAACACGGCGGGAGCAATCTCCACGGCCATCGCGCTGGTCAACCGCGTGGCGGGCGCCGGCCAGGTGACTCTCTACGGCGACCCTTCGGGGGAGCTTCGGGCGAACGCGCCGGCCGGCTATTACTCGGTGCCGCGCCAGGCCAGCACGGCCAGCCGCCCGAACTTCTCCTCCGGCGTTGCCGGGTTCAACGGCGCCGCCGGCGGCACTCACTTCGGCGCCAACCAGGCCGACTTCACCAACGTGTTCCTCGATTTCCAGGTCGGCGGCGTGAGTGTGTATAAGATCACCGGGCCCGGACAGATCATCAGCACCTTCCTCGACGCGGTCAACAACGCGCCGAGCTTTGCACTGCGCCTGGGCCACCAGCTCTCCTCCGGCGTGCCGGCCGCCGGATTCGGAGCCGGGCTGCAGGTCTATGGCGGGGACAGCACGGGGGCCGCCGTGCAGATCGGTAGTCAGAGGTGGATCCAGAGCAACGCGACGCCGGGCAGCGTTACCTCGGATTGGGTTCTCCAGACCATGCAGTCCGGTGTCCTGCAGGATGTGGCGCAGACGAATGACCTACTCGATTTCAAGGGGCTGCACAAGGTACTCGCGGTCTCTGGCCTCGGCGCTGGGAACGCAGTGACCAAGACGACGCTGGCCACGCCGGGCACGGTGCTGAAAGCCTTGGAGGTGTTCGACGCCAACGGCAATAGCATTGGGTCAGTCCCCGTGTATAGCAACGGGGCATTCAGCTAGAGGAGAGAGATTCTTGGACAAGGAGCAGGAAGTACAGTACGTCATCACCAGCTTCGCCGTTGAGTTTCGCGTTTCCAAGATCGTGGATGGGCAACCGATGCCCTCCGGCCAGGTGGTCATCAACCTGCCGCAGAATCTCTATCCAACCGACCTGACGCCGCTGATTCCGAATGTCCTGGCGCAGGCGGAAGTGACGGACAAGTCCAATGCGGGCGCATAGTAGCCGCAACTGGGGCGACTATGCCACGGGCGCCGTCCCCCACCAGCGCGACCCGCGCGACTATCGCATGGAGCACATCCCTGGCGTGGCCGCACAGGCGGAGATTGGGGTTCCTGACGCCTACACGCTGGCGCCGCTGATCAAGTCGATCTATACCCAGGGGACGATTCCTTGCTGTGTGATGGCCTCGATAGCGCTGATGGAGAGCATTCAGGACCAGATCGACCGTGGCGCCTGGCGAGTCTATGAATTTTTGGAGGCCTATCACTCCGTGGGTGGGAACGGCCGTGAGGGAGTGCCGGCTCGCGCCGCTCTGGAGTATGCGCAGGATACCGGCCTGCGCGTGGTCGGGAGGCAGGCTCGACACCGCATCGCCTCCTACCACTTCGCGCCACAGGAGCCGGAGGCGTTCGTATCGACGCTGAAGGCATCGCTGGCCGCGAACCGTCCCTGCATTCTCGCCTGCCGGCTGCCGTCGAAGTTCGGCTGGGATAGCGCCGGTCCGCGCACGCCGGCCTATCACCAGTTGTGCCTCATTGGCTACGATCCCGCCAACGCGATCGTTGCCAACTCCTGGGGCAATGGCTGGGGTCGCTACGGCCTCGGGCGGATCCCGTGGGACTTCCTGCTCGCGGACAACCTGCAGAATGGGGACACGTACTCCTACACTGCCACGGATACCCCATGAGCAGTCACCTGTTCGATCTGATTATAGCCGTAACCCCTGCCACAATAGCGGCGATCACGGCAACGATCAACAGCCGAATCAACTCGCAGCAGATCCAAAAGACGCGCGCGGATGTGCGGGAGATCCAGATCACGATCAACGGCCGAATGGCCGAGTTGCTGGCTCTCACGCAATCAGCGGCGGCAGCGCAGGCCACCGCGGCAGCGGCAGCGGCGGCGGTTGTCGCTTCTCCGAAATCAGCCGCCTCGGTACTCCCGGCGATCATGGCATCGACTCCCGATCCATCTGCCCCCACAGGAGAGAAAAAGTGACTATTCAACCCGTCTCGGCCGGCTGGATTCTGGCCCTGATCGTGTTCATTCTCTGCGTGGTCCTGACACTCATCGGCCACTTGGCCCCCCTGCTTGCGCTTCTCATCGGTATGGTGGCCCTATCGCGACTGATCTAGGAGACACCCGTGCAACTGGTCTTCATTCTCAAGCTCTTCGGCGCTCGCTTGGTGCAGCATGAGTTGGCGTCGCTACTCAAGAATCACATCAAGACGGAAGGCTATCTGGCCCTCGCCGGCCGCTTCCAAGATGGCGCCAAGGCGGCCACTTCCAATGATCCGGAGGCCGTCGCCAAAGTTGTGAGCGACATCCTCTTCTCGATCCACTGAAAGGAGATTCTCCTGTTCGCACACGCACACCCTCCCCGGCTGCCGGCGTTCCGGCAAGCCGCCCGTCCGCGCGCCGCTGCGCCAGTTACGCTGCAACTTGGTGATCAGGTGATGATCGGCGGTCAAATGTATACGATCGGGCCGGCGCTGGTTCCTGGCGCCGTGCTGCCGCCACCGCCTGTTCCGCCCGTTCCACCAGTGCCGCCACCAGTGCCGCCGCCCGTTCCATCACCAGGGCTGATCACCGGCTACCGGGACGCCAACCGCAACCATACGACGCAGATCCATTCGGGGGACACGCTGATTATCGAGGGGACGGGGCTTCTGGCAGCAACCAGCGTCAAGTTCAGCGGCGTGCCGGCGACCAATCTACAGCCGAATGCCACCGGGATCTCGGTGACAGTGCCGCCTCTGCCGGCGGGGACGCCGCCGCCCTCGCCGGTCGAAGTGGACATCGGCTCGCAGGTGTTGGCTGTCGGTCTCCCGATCGTGGTCTATCCGGCGGGGGTTCCCTACCCGGCGATCTCGGGGGGCCTCTTTCTTCCGCAGAAGACGTGGGTCGTCGATGCGACGGGCGGCCGCGTGTCGACAGTCCGCCCTGGTGATGTGGTCACTATTCTAGGGCAGGGGTTTGGCGCTGCCCGTGGGAGCGTTTGGATTCGACACCAGCCAGTATCCATTCAGGCATGGACGGACGGCGCGATTGTAATCCTCGTGCCCTCCCTGTCGCCCGGGTCCTGCGATCTCGATATCCGCCGCGCTGACGGGCTGCATACCTCCGGCTTTGCCTTTCAGGTGGCGCCATGACCGACTCGCTTATCCGCTATCAGTCCGGCCTGGCGCCGGTGCCGCCGCATTGGCTCGGCACCGGCTCCCTGCGGCTGCATCCAGACCCTCGCGACTTCGCCCTCCGGGACCATCCCGCCATTGCCGGAATGCTAGCTGCGGGCGTGCCCGAGACCGCCGACCTGACGCGATGGGTGACCGGCCAGCCCTACAATCAGGGCAACACTGGCGCCTGCGTGGCTGCGTCTACCTGCGGACTCTGCAGCATCGATACCCAACACAACCAGGGATCATGGGATGTCTTCAATTGGCTCTCTCTTTATCGTGAGGCAGGCGGAACGGGGCAGAATGGTGTCGATAGCCGGCTCGTGCTCCAGTTGTGCCACGATCGTGGCACGCCCCTCCTCGCAAGTGGCACCGAGAAGGTCGTCGCCTCCTATGCCTTCGTCACCCAGCAGCCGGGCCCGTTCCGCGAGGAGATCAAAGCCTGCATCGCCTCCGGACAGCCCGCCGTGATTGCCCTGCTGCTACCCTCTGACTTCGGCTGGCAGAGCGGCCACGGACCGGCAACTAGTGGATACCACCAGGTGTGCGCCGTTGGCTATGACCGCGAGTACGTGACGATTCTCAACTCCTGGGGGCCGGGCTTTGGGCGAAACGGTCTGGGATCGATTCTGTGGGATTATCTGGAGGCGGATGGACTACAGCACGGCTACGTCTACAGCTACTCGACAACCTCGCAGGGAGGACCTGCGCCTACTCCGACACCGGCCCCCACTCCCACGCCAGCGCCGACACCGAGTCCAACTCCCAGCCCCACGCCAAATCCCACGCCAACCCCTACCCCGGCGCCGGGGCTCGTTCTCTCGGTGACCGTGCCGCCGGGCCATCATGGCTCCCTGGTTTTTGCCAG